TGATGTCCTCGGCCGCGCCCATCTTGGCTTGGATGAGGCCCGTCTGTGCCATTGGCGGCTGAGAACGCTGCGGGAGAGGCAGGACATTTCCCGCGCCGTCGGTCACATCCGGGTTCACTTCGAGGTACGGCCAGTTCGTCGTGTTGGCCGTCTTCCACTGCATCTCGTAGCCTTCGAACTGGCCGCCATAGGCAACGAAGGGTGCCTTGGGCGCCAAGGCCAGCATCTCGGCCTCTTGGCTCGTCCAGTAGTTGTACATGCGCTGCGCGTCCTTCGCGTTGCGCACAAGGCCGGACACGAAGAGCCGTCCGTCCACTTCAAACTCGTTGCCGACGACCCGCACGACCGGAATGTACTTACCCAGCCACTCGCGCTCGTCCAGCACCTCGTAGCCGTTGGTCTTGACCCACATGACCTTGCGGCGGTCAACGACGCGGGTCCGTACCGGCTTTTCAAACATGGCCTTGAGTTGCGCGTCCTGCGGCGAACCCTTGAAGGCCGTGACGTTGCCGGGGTAAAGGTTCAGTGTAGCCTTCTGGTGGTCAAGGTAGAAATATTCCGCGATGCGGACAGTGTTCTCGCTAATCCACTGGCTCATGGACTGGTCGCCAATGCCCGTCGCCATGATCGAACTGATCGGCTGGGCGTCGGGGAACATCCGCTCGTACTCGGCCTTCAGCAGGTCTTCGGTGATGAAGCACCACTGCGCGTCGGACCCGCACGGGTCTTGGATGGTCGGGTCCATGTAGACGCTGAACGAGTTTCGCACGCGCCCGATCCGCAGATCCTGATCAAAACTGTCTTCCCGTGCATATTCTGTCAGGATGCGGATGTAGCCTTCGCCGTAAGTGACCTGGTTGTCGCACGCAGTGTCGTAGGCCACGTCGGCGTCCGACATGTACTCAATGTGCCGGATGATGCCGTCAAAGACCTCGGCTACCGCCACGTCGGCGTTGTCGTCGGCCGGGATGACCTTGCCGCTGGGCCGGTTCTGGCGCTGCTGGTTCGTCACCTGCCGGACGTGCTGCGGCAGCTTGTTGATGGTCAGGCAAGGCCGCGCGTTGATGGTCTGGCCCTGCACCGAACCGCGGGTCGCCAGTACGTCGGCTGGCCACTGCCACTGATTGTCGGGCGAGCCCGCCATGAAGCGCAGGTCGTCCAGTTCGTCCTCGCGGCTCTCGCTGTACGCCGAAATGGCCATCGTAAAGCGTGACCGCATGGTCGAGAGCATGTCGCTCTTGTCTGTACCGCCGTTGGCGACCTTGGCCGCGCCTTTCAGACCATCGTCAATCATTTACCGCCCGCCGCCTCTGCGCCCGGCGCCCACGTCGCCGCGCGACGGGTTCGATGCGCGGGTGCCGCCAGTTGAGCGGCTGGGACCGGCAGACTTGCTGCCGCCCGTGCTGCGCGACGGGCCAGCCACGCCGCCCTTGTTGAATGCGTTTTGGTTCATGCGCTGCAAGCCTGTCATGGGCGTCTTGTAGGCCGTGCCGGACTTGGTCACGGTCGAGCCAGTTGTCTTGCCGGTGGTAAAGCCTGTTGTGTCGCCCGTTGCGCGGTTGACCGCCATGCGGGCGGGCGCGGCGGCTTTGGCGCTGACAGGTGTAGTGCGCTCGCGGACGGTCGTGCTGATGACCTGCGCGGGCTTGGGCTTGGGTTTAGGCTTGGCTACGGCTGGTGCAGGTGCAGGCACCGGCATACGCGTCGTTGGCTTACGGATGCCAGTGCGTTCGTCGCCAAAACCGCCAAGAAAGTTGCCTTTAAGGTTGCGGGTTACATCCGGGCCATTGAGCATTTTGGCCACGTTAGCAGGCAAATCGCCTTTGCGGGCGCCAGTGTTGGGGATTTGACCGCGGTCTGATTTATACGCGACAGTACGTTTCTCAGCCATCCTACTTGCCTTTCTTGCCCTGCGCCTTGCGCTTCATCGCATAGGCGATGGCCACAGACTGCTTTGCGGGCTTGCCTGCGGCCATTTCGGTCTTGATGTTCTTGCGGAACGCGCTCTTGGAGGCAGATTTCACGAGAGGCATGTCACTTGTCCTTCTTGGAGCCCTTGACGCGCTTCATGCCAGGCAGCCCGCCGTAGCTGGACAGCGACCGCTGGGCGGTTTTGGCTGATTTCTTGAAGTCGGCGGCGGATGGAGCGCTCTTTGCGCCGACTTTCCGCATCTTTTCGCCCGATCCGGCGGCGATACGAGCGCGTTTGGCGTGGATTGCAGCGTAAAGTCCGGGTTTCTTGGCCATTTCAGCACTTCCACCGTCTCATTGATGCCTTGGCGCGGCTGCCTTCACCGGCTTTGGCGGCAATCGGAGCCATTCTTGCGCAGAAACTGGCCTTCCGGCCCTTGTCTGCGTCGGTCTTGGGGGTAGGCGCGGGCGGCTTCAGCTTGGAGCCAGTCGCCCGGTTGTACTTGGCACGTCCCTTGGCCGTCAGCCCGGCGCCCTTGCTGACGGGCAGCTTCTCGCCACGGCCTACGGCCAGAGAGACGCTCTTGCGGGCCATGTTACACGCAGTGGATCAGCGCGAAGTTGAGCACGAGGGCCTCAGAACGCGACGTCGCGGACAGGTTACGGACCGTGATTACCACAGAACCTGCGGTCATGCTGCTGACGTACACAATATAGGCTTTCGGGTCTAGTACTGCGCCTGCGCCGATGTTCAGAATGATAATGTCGTTGGCGCTAATAAAAGTGTTGTTTAGCGTAAAAGACACGGCGTCCCCGTTTGCCAGCGCGGAGTTAACCATCGTGATCTGGCCAGCGGCCTTGTTCAGCGTAACGGCGGTGGACTTGTCGGTCAACTGCGTGACCGCGCCCTGCGCAGCGGCGGCGTAGCCCAGCTCTTCCGTTGCGTAGATGTCAACGCCGCTAATGAGGGTGGCGTTGATGAGGTCGGCGCCGGAAATGTCCTGGTCGCTGTACGCTACGCCAATCGGTTTGGTATTGCCCATTGCTAAGATCCTAGCCAAGAGGTTGAAACACTACCTGAACCATAAGCCTTGCGCGGCGTCCTGTCAACGCGCTCGCTTCTGGAGGCCACGGGGAACGCGAATGTAACGGCTATCGCGTCCGCGGCGTCGGGGCTTGCGAGCCCACGGGCTTTCATCTCCTTCTTGCCTTCGAGGAAGATCGTGCCCTTGCTGTCCGGCTTCATCAGCGGCGAGATCAGGTCCGTCTTCAGCACCCGGTCCGGGGGGATTGACGCGGTTTTCAGCCATTCGCGCAGGGCTCCCCACATCTCAGCCCGCTTGTTACCGTACATGACCGGCTTGGATGACTTGGACCCAAAGTTAACCCCCTTGACCTTGTACCGCTGCTCCTTCAGGCGGTCCACGACGCCCGCCCCCAGCCCGCCCTCGTCGATCACGACCATGGTCGGCTGGAACTCCTCGATGGCCTCAATGACGCGGCCTACGACTTCCATGGTGTCGTCACCGCGGTAGCGGCGGATTGCAACGATGTCTCTGCCTTGCCGTACCGCGATAACTGTAGCATCGGCACCGAAGCGTGCCGGGTCCACGCCGAGGATAACCGGAGCAGAGGTGTCCTTATGGCGGGGTCGCTCCATGGCGTCGTCGACGAGATGGATCGGGATGAACTGGTCATCTCCAGCCGAGGGAAACTCACCGTAGACCTCAACATGCGCTTGAACGCTGTCTGGTCCGTACTCAAGGATGATCTGCTCATAGACGGCCTTGTCTGTTCCTTCGACCGTGCGGGCGTCCACGGTCTTGTTGCGCCAGAAGTCCCGCTTGGCGTTGAACGCCTCGTAGAAGTAGCCCGTGTTGCGGCGGGGGTTGGAGAACGCCATCCAGAAGCGGTTTGGCGTGTTCTCGGTGAAGAAGCCCGCGGCCACCTGCCAGATGGCGTCCGAGATACCGCTTGCCTCGTCGAACACCAGCAGCACGCCGTCGAAGTTGTGAACGCCCGCGTAGGCGTCGGGGTTCTCTTCCGACCACAGGCGGCCCTCGACGCCCCAGTAGCGCGTGCCCTTCTTCAGGTCGCGCTCGACCAGTTCAGCCAGCCACTTGGCGGGCATGACACGGGTGGCACTGACCTCGAACCAGTGTGAGTTGAGTGATAGTGCCAGCCACTTGGTGATCTCGGCCCAGGTGATCGACCGAAGCTGCGTCTCGGAGTTGGCCGACACAATGGTGCTGGACCCGATCCGGGTGGACAGCATCCAGATGATGAGCCAACTGACCAGCGCCGACTTGCCGATGCCGCGGCCCGACGACACGGCCATGCGGAACACCTCGAAGTCGATCTTGCCGCCGTTGGAGCGGATGTGCTCGGCTAGGTCGCGCAGCACCTCGCGCTGCCACTTGCGCGGCCCTGCGAAGTTCTCCAACGGCGTGCCGGGCTGCCCCCACGGGAACAGGTACAGAACGAACTTCAGCGGGTCGTCCTTGAGGCTGGGCGACCACAGCGTCGCCATCAGCGACTGTTCGTCCTCAGCGGTGTAGACGGGCGTCTGCAAGTGCGGGGGTGTCCTCTGCGGTCATGTCTGTAGCGATGAGGGTGATCACGCGCCGTTGTGCCTCCTCCAGCGCCGCGGTGATGCTGATGCGTTGCTCGATGTTGACCTCGACGGCCTGCTTCGCCACCCAGCCGTGGGCGTAGCGCAGCATCTCGGTCGCCGCCTTGGTGTCGCCCGCTGCGGCTGCATCATACAGGGTGGTGGCCATGACGCGCTCGCCGTCGGCGCGGCCCTTCTGTTCAGCGTACTCCGCAATAGGGTCGGCTTGGCACAGGCGGCGGTACTCAACGGGCGTCATGCCCGCAGCCAGTGCCAGACTGTCACCCTTCAGCCCCAGCTTCGCTGCCGCATAGATCGCCTCTAGACGCGCCTCAGTGGCGGTCAGTGCGCGCGGCTCGTAGGGAAGGGAGTGGAAGGTCACTTCTTTTTAGCGGGCTTCTGCGCAGCGCGCTGCTTAAGCGATTTCACGGGGTTTCTCGTAACACGGGGTATGGGACCTGTACCCGGGTCGGCGCGGACGTCGCGCGCGGCGCGGCGTTCAAGCCAGTTGCTATACGTGCCCTCTTTAATTTTACCCATCAATTTAGCTTCCGCTTTTTTGCCGTACCACTGCTTGCTGGGGTCGGCTTCTTTGCGGGATGTATTCAAGCTTGGGTATTTGCTAGCGTCATTGTACTTATCGAACGCATCGTTAATCTCTTTTTGGCTAGGCCGCATCTTTTTAGGGCTGGGGTTTTGATCGGCTTTAAGAAGGTCAAACAAACGTTTCTTAGAGACTTTTAAATTGGCTGTGGTGTTACGCGGCACAGAACCTTTAGGCATGGTGAGTTCTCCAGTGGGTTCCGCGCAGCATAGCGCGATTGTACGGCTACGGCAAGTGCAACAAGTTGTGTTGCAGTTTGGCTTTGAAAAAAAATTTGTCTGTGATG